TGCTGGTAAACAAGATAATGAATGCAAGAGCTGCCGGGCTTGTTGGAATATCAATATACAAAACGTTAGCTACGTTGCACACTAGGAGGAGAAATGAAAACTATTAAAATATATATTGAAGGGGGTTGTCTGTTAGATGTAACAGACTTGCCTCCTGGTTATGATTATGAATTGATTGATTACGATAATGAGGAGGCTGCTTAACAGCAGCTTCTTCCACGTGAAAAAAAAATGTAGTAAGGCTCAAGGCACATGGTTCAGGAACCAGGTCTCAAGGTCACAAGGCTCAAGGATTAGGGCGCAGGGTTCAAGGCGCAAGCCTTCTTTTGCTAGGCTCAAGGCTCTAGCTCCAGAATATATGGACATCCCTCCCCCTCCGAGGGGGGTAGCCATGATAAACGAAGTTCCGCCCTTCGTATTATGGCTCATATGCCATGATATTTGTCCACTAGACAACCCTATTTGATTACCCTTAGTAACCTTAAGCTCAATCCAAAACTGTCCTCTATTTTTATCTGTGATCTTATAAACAGCAAGGATATCAGGCAATCCTAGAGGAGTAACAGCCTCAATTCTTGTCAAGGTTATTTTTGTAAACTTATCCTTGATCCTTTTCCAAAATCTGCTCTCTGGTTTTGTCGTCATCTATCTCTTCAAAGCTCCCTTCAACAGACAATCTCTTGTCCATATCACTCAATAGTTTATCAACTTCTTCTCGATTCAATTGGTCAATACTACCATGCATAATCTCTTTGCGATCAATATATAAACCTGCCACTTGACCTCTAGACTTCTCGGCCGTAACGGCAGCATTCCAATTGCCCTTCTCTTCAGCACCTACACTCAATTGATGTAATCGTTTCAAATGTTTATGAAGATTAACTTCATATTTCTTTTCATCTTGATTGCGAAGTTCTCTTATGTATTCCATACAACCTGGATGTTTCCTCAACTCTGAGGCTTCTTGCTTTGCCCTATTCTCTGAGTATCCAGCTTCTATTGCACATTGAGTAGCTGTTTTTGTGTCACCTTCTTGAACAAATAATAAGCAAAACTTGATCTGTTTTGGTGTTAATTTGTCTCTAATTTCATCTATATTCATACCCCCTTATAACACATTTTTCGCAGAAAACAAAGATTCTACCGCTACACCACTTTTCCAGAAGTAGCGGTCATGTAGCGGTTAAAAACAATCTAAGTTATTGATAAGTATATATTAATTACCTACCGCTACACCGCTACACCGCTACACCACTATTTACTATTGTTAATTTTATAATTTTGAAATAAAAATAAACTATACAGTAGCATTGCATAACCAATTAAAAGATGTATAGATAGTGTCTTATTCACTCCCTTTCCCCCTCAACGGTGTTTTCATTCTTCATCGGAGGGGGTTTTTTTATTTGACATTGATATTTATATGGGATAATTAGTATATAATTTAACCAAAAAGGAGAGAATATATGGCTAAATCAAACGAAGAAATGTTAAAAGATATGCATAAAGCTATGGATAAAGTTGAAAGTAGCAAATGTTTATATCGTTACTTTGATAAAGAATTTGTTAATAAGTTCTATGATATCAAAGATGAGATTGCATTCTTAATTAATGATGACTATTGGAATGACGCTGATGAACCTAAAACTTTGGAGGTTGCGTAATGGGACAGTATCATAAGTTAATTAACATAACTAAAAAAGAATATATCGTGGGCCATGATATAGGAATCAATTTAAAACATTACGAGCAAATAGGATTTGAAGGTTCGATGGCTGATGTCCTTTATTGTTTGATGATCGCTCAAGGTAATGATTATCGAGGAGGTGGTGATGTATCTGGTCACAAATATATTGGTCGGTGGACCGGGGACGATGTAGCGATAGTTGGGGATTACTATGATGACAAGTTAGGTGATAACCATAAATACTATAATCTTTATGATGAAGTGGAGGCCGATAAAGATTATAAAAATATATCACCTTCCATTAGATCGATGTTAAGAGTCATCTATCCAAAGCTTACAATTAAAAAGCAAATCCTTAAAGGTCCTGATCGTGATCTTGTTATGTGGAATAGAGAATGGAAGGAGGATGCAGCATGAAAACAATCGTGGTAAAAATTAATGGTAAATGGGAGCTTGTTAAAATACAAGAGGGAAGAGTATTTACAGGCGAAGACCATAACATGAAAGCTATTAAATACTTTGATAAAAAGGTAAAAGAGAATAATGATAACTAATATTTTGCTAGGACTAATACTTTTAGTCCTAGTTTTTATAGCACTAATGATTTTTATAGCAGGGGAGAGATACTTTGGATCTAAAAAATGATAAATATTTCGGTACATTACTACCACAGCACGACAAGACACCTAAACTTATAGTCTTATCGCTTGGAGCTGGGGTTCAATCATCAACCATGGCACTCATGGCAGCAGAAGGACACATCCAACCTATGCCTGACTGTGCAATTTTTGCCGACACAGGATATGAACCTCCTGGAGTCTATGAGTATTTGGATTGGTTAGAAAAACAATTACCTTTCCCTGTATACCGAGTGATGAAGGGAAACATCCGTGATGATATGGTCAGTTCCGTGGACAATGGGACGAGATTCCCAACAGCTCCGTTCTTTACAGTCAATGCAGAGACAGGGAAGAAGGGAATGTTAATGCGTCAATGCACAAATGACTACAAGATTCAACCAATTAGAAAGAAGATCCGTGAGCTATTAGGCGTGGGGTATTATAAACACGTCAAGAAAAATGTATGGGTGGAGCAATGGATAGGGATCTCAACTGATGAGATCGCAAGAATGAAACCTGCAAGAGACAAGTACATCATCAATCGTTGGCCTTTACTAGAATTAAATATCAACAGAAGACAATGCCAAGATTGGTTCGAGAAGCGTGGGCATAGAAAACCGACAAAGTCAGCGTGTATCTGCTGCCCTTTTCATGATGATGCACATTGGCAAGACATGAAGGACAATCGCCCGGAAGAATTTGCGGATGCTGTCGAGTTCGATAAGAAGATTAGGAACGGATCACGAAATGTAAAAGACGCTTTATTCTTGCACCGATCAGCGCAACCACTCGACCAGGTAAAGTTTAAACCAAAAAAAGAACAATACGATATGTTTGATAATGTCTGTGAAGGTATGTGTGGCGTATAGAACAATCCCTTTATCACTTAAAGCTGCGAACGACTTCGTTACATCACATCATAGACACAATAAGAAAACGGCCGGGCATAAGTTCAGCTTAGGAGTTCTCAAGGAAAATGAATTGGTAGGTGTAGCGATTTGTGGCAGACCAGTGGCAAGAGCCTTGGATAATGGAGCGACACTAGAAATCCTACGAGTATGTATCAAAGATCCAGCTCCACGCAATGCGTGTTCGTATCTCTATGCAAGATGTGAAAAAGTATGGAGAGCCATGGGTGGTGAAAAGATAATCACCTATACCTTGGAGACTGAACCTGGTAGCAGCTTGAAGGCTGTCAACTGGAAGGTGATGGGGCAAACAAAAAAGAGATCACCAAAAAATAGATGGAATACCAGGAGAGCAGATCACAGTGGATACAAAGAGAAAAGAGAAGAACAAGTCGCTGATTCTTTTACCAAGAATCGTTGGGAGAAACTTCTAATCGAAGAACCACTTCGGATCTTCAACGATAGGTCTGAGAATCTTGCGTAAAGATTCCTTACCATCCTCACAAATAGTCAACCACTCTTCAACTGTATAGCTGCGATTGTGCTTTGGATTCCAGAATTCTACAGATAAATTGTTACATTTAAAGCAACGTCTGATAGATTTTACAGGACTATCAGGTAAACGTAATGGCATAATACCGCCTTTGTTGGCGGCATTGTATCAAAAAGGTGGCTCGCCGTCAAATATTACTATGGGATTACTCTTTCGAAATCTTGTAGTTTTTGAAACATTCCGGGTCAAGCGGTGGTCCGTAGTAGACAGTGAGGGAATCTTCAGCGCCCTCTGTCCAGGTTTGGTGGTAGTAGTTATCTTCATTGAGTTCCCCTTGTGAGTCACAAACCTTACACTGCTCAACTGATTCAGTCGCTTCCCAATTAAATTTGACATATCCATTTCCTTTGCAGTTGTAACATATCATCACCAAGACCTTTGATGTGTATCATAATACTTTGTAATTTTTTCATATGATGCTTTTCTTCTTTTTGGTTTTACATCTTTAACAGGTTGATGACCTTTCTTTAATCTACGTCTATAAACAGCTCCTAGTACAGAGTTCTTACTACGGCCAAAGATAGTGCCAATCTGTGAGTAAGAATATTTTTCTTTTAACTTTTCAATTAGATCTAATTCTTTATCTGTATATTTTTTTTCAATTCCACTTCTCATGTATACCTCCTTATTATAATTTTATACAAGCGCTCCCATCTCAAACGAGTAGCAACCTCTTTACCATTGCGTGGTTCTCTGGTTGCTACCTTGGAAACTTTTTCGTATTCCTTCATGAGCCTAGTTCTAAGAGTATTCTTCTTAACCACGATTCCTCCTTCGTAATTTCATAATAATACCAAGTGCAGTATTGTTTATCTCCCAAGCAATCTCTCATATAACTTTGATAAGGAGAGAAATAGATCACCATTGCCGTGCTAATGACAATCGCAATAGCAATCCATTTCATTATGCTGCACTCTTTAGTTCTTTTTTAACTGTTGGTTTTTGCTTTTGCCATTCTTGATCTACTAACATTGAGATCACCGCTCCGATTGAGCGATGTGAATGACTAGCAATTATCTTTGCTTTGTTGTACGTTTCCATTTTCGTAGCAACTGATTTATATTTAGTTGTGTCCATTAGGACTCCTTTCTTTTTTTAATGGGTTCGATAACCCAGTTCTTAACGTCTTCCCCCATCACCTCACTTGCAATGTCAATCTTACTACGAAGACTACGTACAATCTTTTCATCAACTGTACCTTCAGCTATCATATCAACGTAAGTAACTTTATTTACTTGGCCAATACGATGCGCTCTATCTTCCGATTGCATTCTCTTCTCTAAATCATATGAGTTAGAATAATAAACAACAGTATGAGCTGCAGTCAGTGTTAGACCGTAACCACCTGTTGAAGGATTACCAACAAAATATTTTAGTGAAGAATTCTTATCTTGAAATTTTTCAACAATGTCCTGGCGATCTCTATCTTTTGTATCACCATAGTATGTAGCAACAGAATCTGATCCAAACTTTTCAGATAATGTTTGTTGAATTTTTTTAATATCAAATCTATAGTTCGCCCAAATAATTACTTTGCCATCTACTTCTTCAAGGATGTTAAGTAATTCATTCATGCGATTACTTTTTATTTCTTTTGTATCACCATCATCAAACGTTACATGACCACAAGTTATTTGATGTAAACGAATTAGAGCTGCAAGTGTACTA